ATAAATACTTCCACTCCCGTAAAAAAACAGATCCTAAATCGGTTGTTAATAAAACATTCGAATGGGTTTATAATACTATACAAAGTTATAACGTATCGAATTTCGATAAAATAGAATTTTGGCATGAGGGTAAGTGTGGTAGATGTGGCAGAAAACTAACAGTGCCAAACTCAATTGAATCGGGATTAGGAAGTGTTTGCTCCAAAAAATCATGAAATTAACCATCGTTTAAGTGTCGATCTTGGTATTTTATATTTTATAGATGTTTTCCGATACCCAACTTCACCCACACTACCTTTCAATTCATTTAAATTAAAATCTTTTTTATATAATTTTTTAGAATGAATTTTATATTTTAAATAATGTTTTTTATATAAACTACCTGAATCTATTTTTCTATATAAATTAGCAGATGTATTACATTTTAAATATTCCATAGCAGTATATATATCACATTCTTTTATAAAATTCATATCCAAATTATATATTAATATCAATTTTTTAGGTTTCATTTTTAATTTTTCCGATATTTTACTTTTAGATTCGTTGGTGTGAGTTTTATCATGGAAAGGATTACCCTCACCATCATAAATACCCCTTTTAGATTCACTCATTTTACTTTTAGATTCAATAGAGTGAGTTTTACCATAAAAGGGGTTATTAGAACCCTCTACCATTTCACTTATATTATTTCTATATTCGTTAGTATAAATTAACATTCTTTCTTCTCTGTTTTCTCTCCAATATTTTTTAGACCATTTCGATGCTCTTTTTTTATTCCACTCGCTCTTAATTATTTTTTGATAAGATGCTGAATTCTTTATACCTTCACTTATTTTCTTTTTTGTTTCTAAACTCATTGGTCTAAGTATATATCCCCTACATTGGTGTCCACCTGATGTTGTATTAGTAAGTTCATATCCATTTTTATTATATTCAGATATCCAATATACTTCTCTTTCATTTATTGATTTTAAATTACAGCTTTCTATTTCAATTATTTTAATATCATTTTCTATTTATAATTGAATTAAATTATTTATCCACGTATCTTTTTTAGAAAGAAATTTATTCCTTTCAATTTTAAGTTTGGTTTTTGATATATGTTGCCTAAGTCTACCTTTTAAGCTTTTAGATGTTTGTCCAATATACATAGTTGTATCATTTAGTGGACAATGTAATTCGTACATATAACCCATTTTCATATTATATATAGTAAAATAAAAACACATAATAGTCCAAAGTCTAATTATATTCATTATATTTGATTTAATTTTAGATTAATGATAGAACGATTTAAAGATATCGGATTCGAGTTGTATAATTCAAATACAGGGTGGTCATATTATAGATATTATGCTACTCATTTAGATAATATTGAGTATTATTATTCGTTAGCTATATCTTCGTATTCAACAGAATTTAGGGTTTTTTTAGATAAGGGTAGTATATCTTCTTATATATTTTCTGATGATGATGGTGACCTCGTAGATGAAATATTTAATGAAACATTTAAAATAGAAATAAGAGAAAATACAATAAATCAAATATTAAATGATGTATAAAATAAGATTCAATTTAGGTCGAGGTAAAAGGTATATGAAGTGGAAAATTACTCACCCCAACAAAGAGGTAGAGTATATAGACCCTGATGAGGTATCATTAACAATGGGTGGTTGTATTTTGAAAAATAATTCTAAATCAGCTAAATTAATTTTTAATGGTGCTAACAAACGAGTGTGTGCTACTATTAATTGTAATACTTTAATAATATCAGAACCGATTGACATAGATGAATCATACCAACCAATCCGATATAACCCAAGAATAAACCCCTTTTGGGTGAACCATTTACAAGAGGATATAGATGGCACGGAGATAAAAACCGTGGTATCATTTGGATATAAGCTATGGGAAATGATAGAATAATTAAAAATGATAGATCAATTTATAGCAGTGGGGTTTGAATTATACTTATGTGGACATAGTGGTTCGGGGTGGGTAAATGAATATAAATATTACCCCCCACATTTATCTGAATTTCACTATGAATTAGTATTATTTACTAAAGGATATAGAGGATCAGTTAACGAAAACACAAGTAAAACAGAATATAGATTATATAAATTTGATGATGTAGATGAAGATGTAACTGAATATCATGTTCGTGGAAATTCAGAAGAGAATTTCATAAGAGCCTTTAATGAATATTTTATGATGGAATTAAGAGATATTAGAATAAATGAAATATTAAAATAATGATAGAACGTTTTAGAGAAATTGGATTTAAACTAACAGAAGTGTCATATCCAGGTGCGGGATGGGCATGGGATTATAAATATTACCCATCATATCTAGGTGATAACCATTACACGTTATTAGCATTCACATCAGGAAGTGATAGGAAAATATGTATGAAAACTGAATATAGATTATATGTACATAAAAATATTGATGGGAGTTTTGTATCAACACCATTTCAATTGACTGCAAAGCCTTTAATGGATGGTACAGATCTATTAACACAAAAATTCGAAAAACTATTTAGAATGGAGTTGAGAGAAATCGAAATCGATAAAATATTAAATGAATAAATATAACAAGACAAGAATTACCTAATGATATTAAATCTCCAATATCAGGAGATACACTTAAATTAGTCGATATAATAGATAATAATAATGTGGCATTATCTGTGGCTCAATTTTGTGATGATTCTACCGAATGGTATGATGGTGACGTGGCTTTGTATCATAATGAAGAAACAAAAGAATCTGTATATATTCAGTATGATAGTTAATTAAAACAATTGCACATAAAATTATATAATACTAAATGGAAGATATGAAATTAGAGATCAGAGGATATTTAGAAAACAACACAAACCAAACACAGTTGTGGACAAATCTACAAGAAATGTATGATGTTTTAATACCAACCACTGAGGTAATTGAGGAATTAACTGAAGAAGAGGCTCAAAAAGGTATATTGTTTAGTTTAACTCTAGTCGATATGATCAATAACAAGGAAGTTAGGCTTGATCAAAAACAAGATAGTTCTTTTAATATAGCATTAGAATCTTTTATCCAAGATAAAATCAATAGTACTAAAAAGTCAGCGGTGGAAGAAATGGAAGATGAGCTTCAGAAATGTGTGGAATCGGAAGATTACGAAAATGCGGCTGAGTATCGTGATATGATTAAGGAATATAAGAATAAATAGATTCTTATTATAACATATTAAAATAATAAGATTCAACGAAATAAACTCATATCCAAGTGATGATATAAACCCAACAGATAGTAATAGTGCTAAGTGGAGTGATAAAGTGATAAAAAAGGAAGATAGTCGAAGAAAAAAATCTGCTGATCTTATATACCAAAATTTAGTAAAAAACGGTAAATTAGAATAAATTTTTAACGTCTATTTTACCACCAATTCTACCAATAGCACTATTTTTATTTAAATTATTTTTAGCATTGAAAAAAGAGGTATAATCTGTACCAACTCTCATATCCTTATTAAGAATACTATTAACTAAGTTTTTAATAACTTCTCTACCATTTTCTTGGTGATAATCAGCTAACATTTCTTTAAACCCAACACTTTTCCAACCTTGACTCATATTAACAAGCGTCATTGCACAATTATGTACAATAACTCCATTCGCTACATAGCTATTATCATCATCAACTTCTAAATTATATACAATATCATTATATTCAATCTTTTCTATATTTCTGATTTTACCAATTAAATAATTATCTATGGATTTTTGATATGATTTTTTATCCGATACATTTAATGGATATTCTATATTTTTATCTATAAGAATACTCTCCTCCATATAAGATAATATATCATTTTTATCATAATCATTTACGTTCACAACATATCCATATTTTTTACTATTTGGGTATGTTGTTTTTTTAGTTTGATTTTGTTTTTTTAAACTTGGTTTATATCCTAATTTAACTAAAGATTCATATATAAAAAATGATATAGATGGGGAAATACTAAATGATCTAATACCCTTTTGTGAGAACCCACCATCTCCCATAAAATATCCATATATAATATTTCTTAACTTATCATCGGGTAAGAAATTACAAAAATTAGGCAATTTCTTATCATCACTTTTACCAAAGACCTTAAAGAAGTTAGATAATATTTTTGATGATATGGTTATTCTACCTGAATTTCTTGGTAATCCATTAGTTTTAAAAGGAAATAGCCCTAAGTTAATGAAAATATCATTAACTTTTTTACGTAATAATCTTTCGTTTATATGACTACTAAAATTTATTTGGTGTTCATTTCTTGATCCTTCTGCTAAATAATAACCAAATATATAACACATATCATTATCTATTTCTAAATATCTATTAATAGGATTTTGAGTTGGATTCAAATGGTTAATATTTCCATTTATAATCGAATATATTTTTTTATTTTTTATTATAAATTTTTTCTTATCACAATATTCATATAAATCAATATAATTAAGATTTTTTACTTCTTGATTTGGAATAAATGCAGTATAATGTTTCTTTATATCTATACCATCATCAATAGATAACCATTTTTGTTCCTTTAAAAACTTCAACTTTCTATCTTTATTGGTGTAATTTTTTTTCTCAAATAAAAATAATTCATGATTGTTTGTTATAGATAAATCTAATTTATTATTTGATTTAATTTTATAAATATAATCACTATGTCTATTACCAACTTTCAATACTTTTCTATACCTACCTTTGTGTGTCAACACCATATCACCTACATTAATATCTTTAATCATTTTAATCCCACCATTTGTTGTTATCAATGTATCTGGCACAACACAATCATCACAAGAACCATCACCTTTATATACAGTGTTACCTGCAGTGGTTGTGTGTTTTATAAATGTACCAACCTCTTTAATATTTACTTCATTACAAATGATAAAATCTTGGTTCTCCATACGAGCTTGATAGTCTTTAACATATTGATTTTTAAGTGTTCCTACTTTTAACCCATAACTTTTATTTATCGCATCCAATCTATGCTTAAATTTCAACATAACATAACCTGAATAATCATTATCATTTTCAAATACATTTTTAATTTCAGAGAAAAAAGCTTTACCATCATTATTATACTCAACCGTAACTTTCACCTGATCGGGGTCAAAAAATTCAAATATTAATAAGTATGCCATTTCTGCTAACTGAGCATGGCTTACTATATTAGTTCTAAACATCCCAAATTGTATTAATTGGAAGAAGTCAGATAATGTCTGATAGGTATCTTTTTGCTCATTAATTAGATCCATTGATTTATAGTCTAATTTAAACATATTTATAACACTATAATCTTGCCCAAGCCCCTCGGATATATCAATAGATAACATAACATGTATCTTTTTTCGGATATTTTCATCAAATCCTTCTACGAACTTCAAGGCGGAGTAATCCCACCGAAGTTTTTTAAATACATCATGCTTTAAATGGTTAAATGGTTTTTTATTCTCCATTAATCTTTCAATTGTAGTTTCTGATAGAACATTTTTACTACCTGATGAAAATCTAAGATCAAATTCACTATTAAAGTTATCTTCACCACCTATATCTTTAGTTGTGTCTATTTTCCAAGTAGATACACTTGATATACTCGTACAGTGAACTACCTCATCATTATTATTAATGAACTCAGTCATTCCAATAACCTCAAATGTTAATTTTTCACTATTCTGTATATTTATAATTGGTAATCCTTTATCGCTATCATATTTCAATTCTACAATAGGTATCTCATTGCTTGTTACTTTACCATTAGGATTATATTTCTCATTACATTGTTTCATCACCTCATCTAAAGTTAATCCGAATTGAGGTAATAAATGTGGATTTATTTTTAAATAAGTCACATTACGACCTTTTACTTGATGCCAATATACCCTTAAACTACCAAAGTTATTTTTAAGTGGGTCAGTATCTTCTCTTTCAGAATCAGTCAATAGTTTGTGGAATAAATTAAATCCATTGGGTGTTGATGTTATGATCATTTTAGAATTTTCTATACTCGCTAATGTCGGGAATATAGATTTATAGAATTTATTAGCAACACTATTGTTTATATAAGCAAACTCATCTACATATACTAAATCGGCAGCATTACCAATAGATGCTGTTTTTGTCATTGCAAATGCTTTAGCCCTACAACCATTTTGGAATTTCATTTGAGTTACAGACCACACATCAATTCCTTGTTGTAAGAAGAATGGTAAATAGCTATAAATCTCTCTAATTTTACCCAATACCTCCTTTGATGTATCTAATATATTCGCCGCCAATAACACATTTTTGGTGTTATTGAATAGCATAAAATGTAGAATGTAAATAGATGCCATTATTGTTTTACCTACTTGACGAGATGCCATTAATATACTATATTTATTATTATCATATAAATCTAATATATCATACTGATAATCACGAATATTCATTAATTTAAATGAACCATCTTCCACTTTAATGAAACAATAATTGTTAGCAAAATATGTTACATCTAATTTACATTTAACATATTCATCGTACTCGTTTCCTGTAAATCCAAAAGATATACTTTTTTTGCGAAGTCCAACTGTTTTTTCGAAAAAGGGGATTTCATAATTAGGAAGTATGTACCCATCATTTAGTTTTTGTGCTGCTTCTTGTACTTTTTTAGTAGTCCATACTATTTTCTTTTCGTTATTTACCATAATTTAGTACCTTATATATAATCTTTCTTTGATTACATGGAAATTATTAGACGAATACACAAAAACCAACTTGTTTTAAACTATGTTCGGGAAATTTAACGTATATTTGTGGGATATTAACTAAAAATATCAAATATGGGATTTAGTTTTAAACAACTTAGGCGAAATATGTATAATGCAATGGGTGCTTATGATGATGGGAAAGCAACTAATGACGAAAAATACATTAAAGAAATTATAAAAGCTTCTTTAATATATCAAGATGTTAAGAAAGTGATAGTACCAATAAATAGTGGGTCATTTAGTTACCTATTAATTGATGATATTAATCAAATATATATCTCAGTTGAGAATAACCAAGTTGATATGAGCAATCATAATTTTCTATATAAGAAGAATTTCAATTTGAATTTCACTGATGAATTGAAAAGGATGATTAAGAAGAAAATAGAAGAAGAAAGAAAAGATTTAAAAGAATCCCTATTTCAAAATGAAATGGGTTTATTAACAAAAATAAAAGAAATTTATCAAAATTAAAATGGAATATTTTTTACCTACATACGATGAATGTGTTAGAATGTGTAACACCGTTGACTCAGCTTTTTATGAAAATAAATATGTTATGGGGGGGTATAATGTGTCTTTATTTAATTATAGAATAGCACAATATAAAGATTTCACAACTCCTATTGAGGGAGAAAATTTAAGAGCCTTTGAATTAAGAGGATTGACTTTCGTATTTAATGAAGATGGATCGGTGTACCGAAGATTTTTATTATTACAAAAATTCTTCAACTTAAACCAAACAGAGGATACTTTATATGATGCTATCAAAGATTACACTATAAAAGAAATACACAACAAAGAAGATGGTAGTATCGCCTCATTCATAGAATTACCTAATGGTAGCATTTTGGCTAAATCTAAAATGAGTTTCGAATCTGAACAAGCAGTTGGTATCAATAGAATTTATCGAACAAACGAAGCGGTAAGAAACTTCGTTCAATACACTATGGATAACGATCTTGTTGCTGTATTTGAATATGTAGCACCTCATAACAGAATTGTATTGATGTATAATACTGAAGAACTTATCTTATTAAGAGTTAGAGATAATTCTACGGGTAAATATATTAGTCTAGAAAGCCTCAAAGACGAAATTGGTGATATTAAAGTAGCACCTCTTGAAGAGCTTCGTAGCTTAGATACACTGATAGAAGAAAAAGAATCCACTAAAGATAAAGAGGGTTGGGTTATACACGCGATTGATAATGATGGTAATGATTTTTTCTATAAAATAAAAACTGTATGGTATTTTGATCTTCATGGGTTATTTACAAGTGATCTATATAGGGAGCATATATTAGTTCGGTATATTATAGATGAAGAAATTGATGATATCATAACACAAATACCACCTGAGGAAACCGATGCGCTCGAAAGAGTTGATAAGATAATCGATGTTGTGAAACATGAAATAAATATCAAAGCAATTGCGATCCTTAAAATGGTAGAAGTTTTTAATGAAATGGGTAAGAGTAAAAGAGATTTTGGTATGAAACACCAAAAAACACCCAACTTTGGATATGCTATGTCGATAATCAACTCCGATGGAGATACAACAGAATTTGATTTAGCAAAAGAGTTCATTAAAGGTCAGTGCGATAAATTAGAAAAATGTAGAGCTTGGTTAATGAAAAGAGATGAGTCTATATTTAAATACTTAATAATTGTAGATGAAGATGAATAAGTAAATATTTATTTATTCATCCCATCTATATAATACCATAAATAATGTCAGATAACAAAATCACAGAAAAACAATATGATATACTAACTTCTATATTTAGTTTCAATTGGTCGAGTAACTTAACTACCAAAAAATACGGTAGTGTGGCAGATATTTACCTAGAACGTGTAGATGATATTGGTTATAAAAATTTCATGTTAATAGACGATGGTAGTATAGATGTATCAAACGCGACATATCATATATACGCAGATGAAGGATTAAAGGATAAAATCTTTGAAGGAAGAATAGAAACTGTCGAGGAGCTTGAAGTGGTTATGAAAGTATTGGGGTATGATAAAAATAATGATTGAAATATAATATGGATTATGAAATAGATATAACCGAAAGAGAGCGTAATATAAATTATATATTACGTGTCGAGGAGATTGATGATGTCATATGTAAAAGATTTGATGATGTTGGTTGTCTGTATTTAAAATATCGGGTGGGGAGGTTATATAGGAGAAATGAATATTTTTATCATATAGATTATAGTAGTGATTATATTATGATGTTTGATGAAAACATGGAAGAATTATATTATGATGAAGATGAGGAATTTTGGAGTGAGCATCGTGAGTGGTGCGTTGACTGTCAGAGGTATTATAATGTAGATACAGGTGTTCGAAGGTATTTAAAAACACAAACATTTTTTGAAAATAAAGAAGTTGGGATACAAGAAATTATACAACTGAATCACTTATATAGATGATTAAATAAATCCCCCGTTTTTTGTTTGTATAATACTTTCTTTTTTAACAATAAATGAGTCAAAGATTATTACTTCATATTCAGACTCGTAGTTTATTATTGAGTTTTTATGATTACCATTATCAAGTAGATCAATTTGTTTTCGTGTAATATTTTCCATTATAAAGTCCATAGATATTATATATTTCAAATTGTCTATATTAACACTTGCTACTAAACTATATTTACCATCGATATGATCGTATTTACTTGAAAACTCACAAGCCATTTCGTGATCCCAAGTCCAAGAAGATCCTCTACCTCTAACATCAGGTTCGAATTTTATATCACCAATTTTATCATCACCAAATCCTCTGAATAAATAATTAGCTCCCGTGTGTTCTTTAATAAGGTTCTTAGACCCCTCCACAACATCACTTGGTATTCTATTATAATCATAGGTAGTGTAACTCTCAGATATATAAAAATTCATACACCAAAGTGCTAAATCATCAGGTATGTGTACTGATGGGTTGCTTAAATATTCATTTATTGATTTTATGAATTTCATTATTACATATCTAATTTTACTTTTGCCATTTTACACAATCGTCTTACCTCAGTATTAAATTCCTTTCTTATTACTTCATGTTCATCAGTTTTTATTTCCCATTCTTCTAAATCCTTTTCATACTCTAATCTTGCTTCGGAATCTTCTCTCCACCAACCTTCTCCCGTTGGATCTTCTTCACTAGTATATTTTCTTTGATCGTAACCATATATTGAATAATCACCATCATATGGTTGATCGATAGGGTATTTTAAATACTCTTTATACGCAGGAAATAATGTTTCTAATTTAGAAGTATCTATCTCCAATTGTTTAAATCGATTAAGAAAATCTTCCATTTGCCTTTCACTCCCCATAGAGATAAATCCATTTTGTACCATACCCTCGAAACTACCTATTGGTGGTTGTTGTAGGTTAAGTGATTTATTAACAAACTCATCAAAACTTATATTCATTTTAATATCTCCTGATTTGATAGATCTACCCATCGCTTTCTCAATGTCGCTTTTATTATATAATTCTCTTTCATTAATATACTTCATATAATTATTCTCCAAATATAATTTTTTCTGCTATCCCACATAATCTAACAACTTCGGTATTAAATTCATTTCGTACTAATTCATGTTTATCATCATCGATATACCATTCTTCTAAATCTTTCTCATATTGTGCTTTCTCTTCTTCATCTTCTCTCCACCAATCCTCTTCAGTTGGATCTTCTTCATCACTATAATATCTTTCATCTTGATAATTTATTGTATAATCTTCTTCATGTGGCTCATCTATGGGAAATTTTAAATATTCTTTATATTTAGGATATAATGCTTCTAATTTAGAAGTATCTATACCCAATTCTTTGAATTTATGTATATATTCGTGCATTTTTTCCTGATAAGATAATGTTATAGACTTAAATTTAACTAAACTTTCGAAAGTACCAAATTCAGGATGATATTTATTCAACACATCATCAATAAACTCATCGGGAGACATTTTCATTTTAATATCCCCCGATTTAACGGATGTATTCAATGCCTTTCTAATATCCTCCTTATTAAAAGAGTTTCTTTCTAAGATATACTTCATTCGTTATATATTAAAGTAGAAAGGTCGTTATTCAATATATAAGGTATAAATTAAAGAATTAATTATGGCAGGAGCAGGTAAAAACCAACAAAAGAAGCAAGATCTCGATGATGAGTTTGATCAAATAAAGAAACAACACACAAATACAGTAGATATAACTAAATTTATGGTTAATAGTGATGAGGATATGCCAGGCTTTGGTGAAATTGAACTATATGATTACTCATTAGATATAAACAAAGCAAAAGAAACGGGTAAAAAAATATTAGGTGATTTGGTTGATCTATACTTAGGAGATGTTCCTGATATCAAAGAACACCCCTATATTCAATCCCGTATGGGTGAGGATGCTGAATATTACTCTCAAATGAAAGTTATTCAGAAATTAAGTGAGAAGTTGCTATTACAACAGATGCGTCAGATCGATGCGGGTGATGTAGCACCACGTATGTATGAGATAACATCCAAACACATAGGAGAAATAAGAGAGAACATTAAAGATGGTCGTAAGGCACGTTTAGAAATAGAGGAAATGTACAAGAAAATGAGAGTGGATTTAGGATTAAATGCAACAGTTACAAATGATTATAAAACTGAGGAAGAAAATGAGGATGATATTAAAGTTGTAGATACTACTCAATTAAATAATCAAATTGATGATTACTTAAAGAACCGTACAAGAGATTAATTTTCTTGGTTAATTTTCTTAAATACTCTATTATTTATCAATTCAGGTAGATATTTTGAAATAAATTGAATCACTTCCATAATATTAACCACCTTATTCCTCACAACCATTTTTGTTGTGTAATTATCATAAAACATTGTTGTTATATCTTCACTAAATCTTATTTCTAATATATTCCGACCATGTGTTGCTCCTCTAGATATATAAATAGACCTTCTTGATGGTGCTGCGCCGTAATCACGTATAGTAGAAGTTTCGTATTTTATTTTAGCCCCATCGAATAATTTTTTAGCCTTATTAAAATTCGAAGTTAAATTATCACCAAATAGTTTAATTAGTTCGTTTTTATTATCATTATTAATACTATAACTTTCATTTACTTTTTTCCACTCTTTCAAATCTTCTTTATAATATTTACCCTTTTTATTATCGTACCCACATTCATGACACCAATAAGGTCGGTTATCATCAGATTCTATTTCCCACACCCACCCACATTTACAGGTTACTTTATTATTGGAATTAGATTCTAATTTAAGTTTTTTTTTTGAAATAAACCCCTCAAATGTTTGGATATATTTATTTAAATTAACCTCAGTGGATGTAAATGGCTTTAACTGATTAGATCCGACAAGGTTCAGGAATAGTTTACATTTAATCTTATCCTCACCATTTAATCTCTTCAAGAAACTATTTATTTGGGAATTTAATTTATTTACTGTTACATAATTAGTATCATAATAATAAAGTTCAGAATAATCCCTATCAAGACCTTCTCCTAATTTATCATTTTGGATTTCTCTATCTAAAAGGTTAGATAATATCACATAGCATATTTTCTTTATATTTCTGTCTTTACTTTGTGAAAAATAGGATTGGTTTAAGTAATATACTTGATTAACCATAATACCTTCTTCTTTAAGTTTATCAATTAACTCTGTATAGTACTTACCATACCTATTTTCTGTTCCCTTTGTAGATATGAAGTATATATCATCATTTAAATTTTTTAAATGTTCGATCGGAGATAGGTCATGTGTTACTTTTAAGTCCTGTATTATATCAGGATCAGTATATTCCCTAAAACTAAAAGATAACTCCTCTGATTTAGCTAACTTACTAACTTTCTTTTTAAGTTTATTGAATATTTCTTTACTTAACCAATATGTTTTACCATTAAAACTCATTGATAATTCATTATCTTTATATGCTCCTGATTTTATAAGATTATAATCTTCTTTTGGGATACGTAAGAGACACTCACTTGGATTATTTTTCTCTATAATCCATACTTTTTGGGGTAATCTTATTAATAGATTATCAATATTAAATATATGTGCTTTTCTCTTATTTATGGTATTCATTATTCTGTATATATTAAAAATAATTTTTATTTATTTTACCCATTGAGACCTTTATTATACTCTCTTACTGTTACTTCAGTACCTTGCTCTCCTTCAAATCTATCACCTACGTATTCTCGTTGACCATTATTAGTAACACCACCTGATAATTCTGTGTTATAACTTCTACATTTTGGACATGTATTATAAAATTCAGGATAATTTTCGAGGTCTATATCAGATACTTCATATCTAACTTTACACCAAAAATTTACACAAGATTTTTCTAACATCTTTGGCTTCTCTTTATTTAATATATTCTGTAATTTATCTTGAAATCCCATATGAATTATATATAAAAATAAAAAGACCTATTTAAATAATTTAAATAGGTCTTTTTATTTTTATTATGTTTATTTTTAATTTATTATGCCTTTTTCTATACTAAATTCATATAAAGTCGGTAAATTAAGGAATTTATTTAATTTCAATTTCACATCACTAAGTGTATGACTCTCTTTATTTATTTTAATTAAAATGTCCTCATATCTTTCTATGAATATATCAATTGCTTCATCCCATCTTATATCATAAATTTTATAATTACCCCACGCATCATCACCACCAGTTAACCAATATAATGAACTACCATAATTTACAATACTTCTCATTTCTTCGGTTATTTGAATATCCCAAAGTTCATTAAAATCCTTAACATCTCTTATTTTAATAAGAGCTGATACTGACTCTAAATAATCATTTGTATAGAAATAATTTAAATTAGGTGTTTTACTTTCGAAGTAATATGTATTATTACTCTCTTTATATACTTGAACATTATTTTGTTCATGAATTAAATTACCCTCATTTAAGATTAATTGTTTGTTTTTTCTCATTTTAATTGAATTAATTTTTACTTTTTTCGGTGTTATTAATACCCGAAATCCACTTACCCTTAAAATTACCACCATCAAGGATTCCATTGTCCCATATCCCATGAAATTCGCCATTTTTAAAAATTCCGAATTCCCAATTTCCATGAAACCATTTCCCGTTATTCCAAATTAGAGTATCATTCTTGATCTCTATCTCTGCATTTTCGAGTTCAGCGTCTATAACCCAATAAAAGTTTTGATTTTTCAATCTCTTTTCGATATCTTTTTGGTTTGAGTAAACCTCATCATCTATTGTAAGACTTTTATATTTCATAATTTATATATAAATTATTCAAATACTTTTTATTCTATTTCATATATTTTTCATATATTTGTATAAAGTTTTAAAACTAACACCATGAGAGAGCAAGTTTTATCAAATATTATCAACTTTGTGACCAACAACGACATCACTGAAGTTGATCACCTTGATCACATTATGGTTGATTCATGTTTAACAGTTTCTGACGATGTTATCAATACAAATTCTATGAATTTAATATGGTTGAATATCTCAAAGGGATTAAAATTGGATAATATTTCTATACATTTACTTGAGAACTTCTCAGATGCGATGGATTGGGAAGATTATATATCAGCATCTAAAATGAAGATAGAGATATTAAACAGATGGGGTAACTTAACTGAGGACGATTTTTGGGAAATGGGGAGAGCTTATTTATTCCACTTAAAAGAGGGGTTTAAAGAAAGTAGAGTTCTTAGATATTTATATGAATCTATAAAAGAAGTAGAACATGTTTGGGTGTCGAGAAAATTTAAACAATTGAATTTTATAATCGAGGAGTTAGATGTTATAAATTGTAATGTATCATCTCATTCCCCCCAAGAGTTGTGGGATGAGGTGGTTTTAACTATCGAAGATGATTCTAATATAACACATCCGTTATTAATGATTGAAGATGTGATTGAATTATTCAAGCTTTTTAAAACTGATGAAAATGAATAAGTAAATACATAAATATAATAAGTGGTGAAGGGGGTAAAGATTTATTGAGTCTTTACCCCCTTTGTGGTTATCACTTTTAATATATAGGAATATACATATATATATAATAAAAAGTATTTACGATAATCATAATGAAATATATTTACAATCGAAATCAATATAATAAAGTTAATGAAACGATCGATATGGATTCATCTAAAATGGAGACTCCTGAGTTTGGAGAAACATTAATAGGTGGTAGCTTACATAGACTATTAGGACTTTTTAGGTCTGCAGTAAGTGCAACTAAAATGACAGTCTATTCTAAACAATTAGATAGATTACTCGCATCAATAGTTATGGATGAAGTACTTGGTGATTCTGGTATAGAAACAACGGCGGATGATACAGAAGCAGACGTTGATACAGAAGCAGACGTTGATACAGATGTAGAGGTAATAACTCCTGAAATTGGAGTTGAATTAGTAGTAATTTCAGAAGCTATAATCGATTCGGTTGAATTATATATTAATGGTAAGGAAGAAGAATCGAAAGATATTTTATACCAATTAAACCCATCTAGAAAATCACTTTCCATGTTACCTGAATCTGCTGAAAAAGCAGCATTAGCAATTTTAGGTAGTAGTATAGAAGATGAAGAAAATGAGGGTGGTTCTGATGAGAATACAGAAGATGGTGATGAAGAATATGAAGAAAGTGGTGAGAATACAGAAGATGGTGGTGAGAATACAGAAGATGGTGGTGAAAAAATTGAAGAAATTGAAGTTAATAATAAAGGAGAAGAGGCGGGAGAAGAAGCGGGAGAAGATAATAAAGAACAAGAAGAAGATAATAAGGAATCTACAGAAGATGATGATAAAAAGGAGGGTACTATAACTAAAGTAAGAGATTTTATAGCAAGTATTGATGAAAAATTTCTACAAGCAAGAAAACTTTGTTATAAATGTAGGGGTAAGGGTAATAATAAAAGAAAGAATGCGCTGATTGGTAATCTAAAGAATAGAATAGTGAGCCTCAAATCTAAATTTAATGATGGGCAATTAACTGATAAGCAATTGAATGACGTACTGGGATTTATTAATGAAATTAAAACAAATTTTAGACTAGTCTATAAATTATGTAGTGTTTGTGATACTGCTGATGGGGATGTGTCTGAGAAATTAATGTTATTAGAAAGTATTACATCGGTACTAGAAAGTATCACATCAATATTCGAAGATGTTGATACCGAGGATGAGACAGAACCTGATACATCAGAATATCTAACACAGAGTCAATTTAATAGAGTTAGGAAAGATATAGAAAAGGCATCTAAAAAATGGAAAATAACTAAAGAACAAGTTATTAAAATAAATAAGATTGCTGAGAAAAGAGTTAAAGTAGAGGAAATCACAGGACGACAAGCTAAAAGTTTAATGGCTATTTTATCAAAAGCTAAAAATGCTTTACTTCACACTAAACCATATGATGAAATAAGAAAGAATCAAAAAAGGTGGTATGATAAACTTGAGGGTGGTAGTAGAGCTATCAACCGAAAAGGATACCAATCTTGGGTTAAAAAAGTAAATGAGATTATATCTTATTACAAAGATCAATTACCAGAAAAGGTAATGACAACTATCACTGATAGTTTAGAAAAAAGTAACATAGGTGATGATTATGTTAAATTAACTCAGGAATTTCTTGGTATAAATAAAAGGGGGAAAAAACCATCAGAAACTAGTAGTAGAATACATAAAGATGAAATAACAATTGATGGATATGTAGTTGGTGATGAAGTTACATATAATAGAGCGAGTGGTCGTGGAACAGGTAAGGGAATTATCACTAGAATAATGGATAAATCTATCAAGATATCAACAAAGAAAACTAGAGATGAGAGTCGAGCAGATATTGAAATATTAAAATCTCGAATTATAGGAGTTGGTGATGATGATGATGGAGAAACAAGAGGTACTAGAACGACGTAATTAAATAAATAAATAAATAAATAAATCTATATGTATATTAAAAGTTTTAAAAGGTATATTAAAGAATCCATGATGGATGAGCAATCAGATGGTGAAGTTCTTCAATTTCAATTAAGAGATTTTAATAATAAGAAGAACAATTTAAAAAATCTTATGTTAAATAACATTGATAGTGATAAAGATATATCTAAAAATTACGCAGATATAGTTAAAGAGAATCCCTTTCTTGATAGTTATGGAAATATGTTAAAAGTTGAAGTTACTATCAAACGAAAAGAAAAAATGCTCGAACAATATGCAGAGGAACTTAATTCATTAAAAAATGATACTTCTTTATTAGGTCAAATGTCTGATGAAGATGAACAAGCAGCCCAACAAGCTAATATTGACGATCGAGTAAAAGATAAGAATGAGCGTATAAAAGAAGAAGAAGAAAGCATTAAGAAGTTACAAGAAAAAATGAGATTAATGGAAGAGGGTCTGAAAGAATTTATAAGTATAAAGGGTGAAGAGCTTAAAGCTATTCAAAAAAATGTTATTATATAATGAAACATATTAATTCATATACTCAATTTAAATTGAACGAATCTTCGCCAGGAGCTAATGAAATGGAAGTGAAAATCGCTTCTCTTTTAAAGGAACTACACATACCCACAAAATCAGTATTAATCACACCTAAAAACAATAAATCAGGAATTAGTAAATCGTGGGTGGATAAAAATGGGGTTGATTACGTTGATAAAAAACAAGATAAAATTGAGATAGAACACACACGGTTTTTCATATACACTTTCCAAAAAAGAAGCTATTTTATTAAAGCATATAAACTAAAAGAAGTTGACACTTTTACAATACTGTTTGGTTATAAAGATGCATATGGTATAACAAAGGAAATACAAGGAGTACATAGTATTGAAGAATTAAGAGATGTGATATTAGACTCTATTGATATTTCTTCTTGGTTACTTAAAATGAACGAATCGAGCTTTTCTAATGAAATAACCAATACCGTTTGGCAAGTACGTGATATATTAGATAAATATAAAGTACAATATACTATTAAGGAATTTAATAATGATGTAATCAAAACAGGTTATGAATTTAAATTCAAGTATAAAAATGACGAGCAATTAATACTCATAGAAGATGAATTTGATGGATCTTTTCGAATATATTTTGTGTTTAACATCAGGGGAGATGAGGATACACAAAGTATTGTAGATTCAGAAGATCTAGAAGAATGCCTTCATATATTATCCAAAGAGGATACTAGAAAAGCCATGTTTAAAATGAACGAGGAACTATCAGAAGAAACTATCAAAAAAGATCCTAACACAACACCTGTTGAAAAGGAAAATCAAATGATAAAATTAAATATAGATCAGTATAATAAATATAAATCTAAGAAAGCTGTATTTGATAGAATGTTTGGTGATATAGAAACTGAGATAGATGTTCCAACATTAAATAGACTGATAGATCTTAATCCTTTTTTAAGAGCCTACTCGGATTTACTTTACAAAAAAAGAGATTCGATCCTTACTCAAAAGCTCATTACTAATAAGGAAGAAAAGGTAAAACAATTGAAAGATAAAAGTCGTGATATCAATACAACTGATATTCCTGATACTTATAGTGGTACGAATGAAGATTTATATAATGAAGATGCTCCTGATGTGAATGACATGACAAGTGATATACGAAATGAAATTTCACAACTCGAAAAGGAGATCAAAGAACTAAAACAAAAATTATCCAAAAATGATATAGATAAGGTATTAAGTAAATGGGATAGCCAAATGATTAAAACTATACGCGATCTTAAAAGTGGAAAGCCTTTACTTATAAGTAACCTATCTCATTCAAGATAAATGCTATTAAGATCAAGTCCATCCACTTTTCTCATCATAATAGCTCTGTATATAACCAAGACCTAATATTGAAAATAATGCACAAAATCGCGTTAATCCTGTTTGTTGAAATCCATCAACTAATCCTGAAAATAGTAACATCAATGATATTAATATAACAGTAAGTAAAATAGCTAAATGTATAGGTTTCATATTTTATTTTTTAAATTCAATACAAATATACATTAAATAATCTAATCTACCAAAAACTATATTTTTCATCATCCTCAGAAATCTTAACACAATATTTAGAAGATGGTATTAATTCAATAGTATCATTATTCTCCACCATATCAAAATTCATTGATCCATCAATTATTTTATTATTCCTCAATCGAATACTATAATTCAATCCTGTTAATACAAGGTAGTATAGATTATCTTTTTGTAATGTTAAATGTCCTTTTGGTGAATTTGGTAATTTCCCATCATTTTCCTCACTGAAATAAACTCTTTCTATTAAAGATTTAAGTTCATCAGTTTGATCATATTCGAATTTTATATTCTTACTTCTAGTCATATTTAATTTAAGTTTAATGTATTTCGTGTTTTTATTATTTATATCAATAATTATTCATAAAGTTTCATATCAATATCATCATCATCTTTTAAAATTTCGTCAATTAACATTTCTCTCATTATTGATTTTATAGCAATATTATCAAAAAATAATTTTTTTAACCCTCTACCCTGTACATAATCAGATAAATGAATTTCTAAAATACCACTCTCTTCATCAAAGAAAGAACCCATACGAATCATTCCACTCTTTGAATTATATTGATCTAAATGTTTGTTTATTATCAGATGTAATTTAACTATATCACTATCTTTGATATTATAATTAAATTCAATTATTTTATAGACCTCTTTAAGAATGCCATGGAAATATTTAAATTTTGTACCTATATCAAACATAATTTATATATAATTATAAAATATCTTCTATATGGCGGTCTCTAATTTCACTAAGATCCCCTCCAATGATGTTGATGTTTATATCTACCCATCCTTTTTTAGTGAATACCTTAGGATCTACATCTTCTAATAAATCCATTACTACTATCTCATCCATATTCCACATGTGTTCTAATGATTTATCATTCCAACCATCATTATCTATTAAGTTATTTACACCAAAAACATATCCTGTTTTTTTATTGAATATCATTGTTTCGAAATTACTAAAATCATCTCTTATGCTATTCATAAGTTCTAATTGGAATTCACAGTTTTCTACATCACTAATTAAATCATTATTCAAAAAGGTATTAAAAGACATAATTTCCCAATAATTATCTGTTTCTTTTATATGTGTAAATATATTATCTGAGGCTTGTATATAAAGATCTAATGTGTCTTTATTGATAGTTTCCAATATTCTTATTTTCCCTTTTTCATAGGTGGTTATTGTTTGATCGGTGTTCTCTGACACACTCCAATCTTCTAAGTGGATATCTGGTATTAATTTCATATATAATATTCATCTATTTTTTGTTTACTAAGATATATATTATATTATATTAAAAGGTTTATCGGTTATTTATGTGATATTTTATAAGTAATTGGTTATGAATACAATCGTATCAAAATTAATTCATTTTAATTTTTACCCATATCCAAAATTTATCAGGTTTGATGTTAAATACTATTTCTTTAGCCCATTTCTGAGTTGATACCCATTCTTTAAATGTAGATTTTATTTCATCGAAGCTCTTGGTCGTTATAGTACCACTATCCCATTTACCTGTGCCTTCATATCCTTGTACTAATGTATTATTTTCGATATAAGGATTAGTTTTTTCATTATAATATCCTGGACTAAAATTACTAATTTCCCCTTTTATTTTCATTAACTTTTTAAGTTCTTTAATGTCTATATGTTCTATCTGAGATTGTAAAGATTGTAATGGTTTGGATTTTTTAGCTTTCAATTTATCCCAATTCTTTTTAGATAAAGTATATTCACCAATAACAATTCTCTTTTCATCTTTGATAATACCATATTCTAACATTAATTTATTACCATATTTTAAACCAAAATAAACTCTCACTGAATTATTTGAATTAGATAATAGATCAGAAATTTGACCCATTGACCTAAACCTCTTGAATACTGCTAATAATCTATCGATGTTTAATTTTTCAGTAATAAATATTAAGAAAAAGTCATTTGGACAATTCTCTCTATTTATTTCTATGTCAGGTAAGTTAAGAGCTGATAATACTTTAAGGAAACTATTAAATCCTATTTGACCTAATATAGATACATTTTTACCCTCTTCGATATCCAAATCAAATTTAACTCTCTCACTAACATCAAATTTATCTTGTAATTTCTTAACTAATAACATTTGGTCATAAGCATTTAATAAATTAACTGAGTTAGATATCCGAACATCGGTCGGTATATTTTTATATACTTGGTTATCTTTTGTTTTTCTGAAGTGATCCACGATCATATCTTTTGTTATCATTTCATCGGGGGCGTTTTGTATTTCACTTTCTGCTATATCATGACTTGCGGTAAATTTCCTACCATGTTTATCAATTAACTTAACAGGTGTTAGAAATTCACCATACCAATATTCTAATAAAACATAATCATTAACTTTATATGAACTAGTTTTATATTTTTTCTTAGGAACTTTAAGATGTTCTCCTAATATAACTAAAAACTCTGACTTATCATCTATTATATTATAAAGGTGCTCTACATACTCACCAAGAGAGTGGTATTTTAGCTTTAATTCGGAATAATGATTCTCATTTACTATATCTTTAAATGAATTGAATTTTTTGATCATAAGGTATATATTAAATTGTATATTTCGTATTTACTTTTCTTCGTCGATTCTATCCACATCATCACCAACATCATGTTTATCTTTCCACTGATCCCATTTAAGTATATCAGGAGTTGCTTTGGATTTGGGTTCTACTTCCTTTGATTTTAAATCATTATCTACACCTGAAATATCTACTTCCTTTTTAAATCGAGATGTAATACTTTTCACTTTATGTTTTATTTTCATAAAAACTTTAGATAAATATTTTCGTATTTTAATAAAAGAAAAATTAGATAACTCTTTAATCAAACCAACTACCATTTCTCTTAGTGTTATACCACCCACACCAATAACAACAGTGGTTAATTTCATAAGTCCATTATCACTCATAGCGTCCACAATAGTACTTAAACCTATACTATTTGATTCTAATATTGTAGCAAGCGTTAATGCAAATGGCACAAATAATAATGTGTAGTTAAATATACCCATCATATCATATGTTACTTTACCAATTATAGAAGCAATATAGTTAAAAAGATCTTTCATGTTCTTAATAAACAAAGTTAGGTTCTCTAAAAGACCATATACATTACGTAACCTCAATTCACTAAATAATTTTCTATATGTTTCTTTCGGATTATCAAAAGCAATTGCTAATGCACAAATTCCCAAATATACTACTGTTGATCTATCAAGATGTATATCATCAATTCCCGCATTTATTATGAAACTCTCCACGATTGGATAAAATGCTGTTATAGATGTACCAAATGTTATAACAAATTTGAAATTTAATTTAAGCTCTTGTGCTATTTTTTTCTTAGTAGAATTATCCATTGAGTGGAATTCATTTTCTGTATAATGTTCCTCTAATATATCTTTATTCTCTTGATATAGTACTTTACTACTCACTTCATTATAATCAGAGTCAGGTTTAATAGATTCAAAAAGAACATCCATGGATATTTAATTAGGTTTTTAGTATATATTAAATATTTATTGGTATATTTGTATAAATTAAAATAATAAACCATGGATATTAAAGTAACGGTTATCAAACCACAAACAGTAGAGGTTTTCGATCCTAATAACAAATCTTTAGGATTTGTTAATGAATATGAATTCAATGATTTGCGAATTCAAGTGGCTACTGAAAATATCTCAGGTTATTATGTATTATTCAACGGAGAAAAAATACAGATAGAACCTAGTGGTAAACTTTTTAGTTGGCCTGTGGGTTTCTTCGATACTATTGAGCAACAATTAGCAACATTATTTAAAGTATCATAATTATAATGATTACACCAAAGGATACATTACATAAATATAAAGGATTCGAAATCATAGGAACGTTCTATGAGAAAGAGGGTTCTCAAATATTTTATACAGGGTATTATAGACCAAATTCCTTTCATAGAAATTATAATATGAAAAGGGGTGGGAAATATATATCCAATCCCTATTGTATAATCGAAAAGCTTAGTGAAGCAAAAGATGAAATAGATGAATATATAATTAAAATAAATAATTTATGAAAAATACGGAAAAAAAAGTAGTAAGGTTAAAAGATACTTCTGTAAGGAAATTATTTGGGTCAGTTAGCGAGGCTAATAAATTCATCGAAGAAAATTCTATTAGTTCAGCCACTGATGAGATTTGGATCGAAGAAACAATAACAACACATAAATACACTAAAGTTAATGTTGTTAATGAGTTTTCTGATGATAACAAATTAGAAGTTATCGATATCATTAAAAAAGCTATACAAACACATAAAATTCATAGTCATGATCTAATATTCAACCTGTTCACAGGTGGGAATTTCAATTCTAAATTTATATTATTAGAAATATTAAAGGATTATTTTGATGGTAGAGGTCTTGGAGCTGAAGATAAGGCTAAAGATGTATTTAATAAAATACTCAATGGTGATAATTCCGTTATGTCTGATGATATTTTTTATGATAATACAACTTTTTATGATTTTATGAGAGATATTCCTTTCGATAAACCAAAGGTATTATCAATTGTTTTGGATCACATATCCAAAACATCACTTAATACATTAGAATTCCTTAGTACTAAGACTAATTACAAACCATGTAATTCATTTGGGGTGAAGATCAACGATAGAATTTACGTATCATTAAGACCTGATGATATCGTGTTTTCTGATTGTACCACAGTGGGTAGAAATATATCAGTTAGTGGTATTTACCAAATGCGTGGTGATGATATTAAAGAAATGAAAAAATATTTAAAATAAAATAAATAATTATGAAAGCATTAAATAACTTAATAATAGCGATAGTTTTTTTCGGATTAGCACTTTTTGAAGTAATCGTATTCACGGAAATTTTAAATCATCCATATATGGTAGGTCTTTTATTATTCCTTTGTTGTGTTGGTGGGTTTCATTCTGGTATATATTTATATAAGATATTAAATAAATATAAGGAGAAAATTCTATAAATATGGGAGGGCAAATATCAATAATCAAAAGACATGATCATAAAATAACAGGAGTTTCTGCATATACAGGTACATTTTCGAATGTTGTATATGATAAGGAGTTTCTGACAAATCCGAATAATAAATTATTAACTGATTTCCTTAACAACGGGTCGCATGGTGATTATTTCGAAGATAGAATAGATGTTGATTCATATGGGTTATTTATAGTTGATTATGATAATAAAACCTTTTATTGCCTTAATGGATATTCTAGTTACATAGAGATTCTTCCATCATGTTTATTAGACTTAGATGAACAAGATGGTGTAAGATCTCCTGTGCGTGACCTTTTTGATAATGATGATGTCTGTATTCGATCCATGGAATGTATTTTAATAGAAAAAGGAGAAACTGACTATGAAAATAAATTTAACTATAAAATAACGAATAAGACTACTAAAGATTTAGGTTTTAAATCTATGGATGATGTTGTTAATTGGATCGATGGAGATGAATTTTCATCGAATCCATTTAAGAATAAAAAGGGAAACAAGTTTATTGAAAATGAAAGAGGTAATACTGTTTATAATAGTATATTTATAGATATTGAAAAATATGGATGGGTTTTTCGTAACTATCCCGAAGGTATTGAGGGGTATGTTGAATTATATAACCAATTAATTAAAGATGGTTATAATATAACTCCTACTGAACTAACACAGTGGAGTGAGTATGTGGGTGAAGATGATGAAACAGGAGAAACTATATTCAGTACTATAAGAGATAACACCCTCACGGAATTGGGTATATAAATGATATTAATTTTTAAATAATAATGAAATGACAGATAGAATAAAAGGATTTACAGTAACATTGGATAAAGATTACAGGGAAGATGATGTTGAGGTGATATTAAATGCGGTGAAAATGATAAGGGGTGTTGCTCATGTAGAACCAAGTCTAAGTACTGCAGGAGATCATATGAACCGAGAGCGTATTAGGTTGGAATTGAGAGAAAAATTTTATGATTTTATGAAAGAAAACTTATTATAATAAAAAAATCCGAAACAATGTTTCGGATTTTTTAGTTAGTGGTGGAGGTATTGGGATTCGAACCTATTATATTTTACTATATACTATATGAAAGTATGTAAAATATGTAAAGAAGAATTTGAAAATAATTCATTATACGCTAATCATATACGATGGAAGCACAAAGATACTCAATATTCAGAAGAAGGACTGAAGAATATGAGAAAGGAATTACAGAAAAGACATAATACGAAACATGGTATCCGAATTTATGAAAGTGTAGTTTGTTATAAAGAAAATTGTGATAATGTAGTTGATATAGTTTATCGTGAGGGGAAGAAAAAAGAAAAAAATTTCTGTTCTCGAAGTTGTGCCAATTCTCGTGTATGGTCGAAAGAAGTAAATGATCAAAGATCAAAAAATACATCTATGTCTATTAAAAAATTATGGAAAGATAATAAATCATTCAGAAAAAGACAATTAAATAGGAAGAGGTTTTACACATCTAAGGGAGAAAGAGAGATAGTGGATCATTTCAAAAATAATCACCCTAATATCACATGGAAAACAGGTGGTGGATTAAAATATAAAGATGAGATATTAGTCAGAGATCTTTGGGTTGATGATTTAAAAATATCCCTCGAATATGATGGTATATGGCATTTTAAAGATATACATAATCAATTAGAGAAAAAACAATTTAAAGATAAGTTAATGAATGAATATTGTGAGAATAATAATTTTTTATTAATAAGAGTTAAAGAAGAATTTTATTTAAAAGATAAATTGGAGTGCCTGAGACAAGTAGAAAATCTATTCTTCTCAAGTAAAAAAGGTATCATATATTTATATGATACCTAATTATTCGTGGAGGTAGGGATATCCGAGAATCCCGTCCCAATTATGTTTAAAATAGCTTTCTACAAGTATATTTTATATTTTCGGTATAAACATCCTATTTTAGATTCATTTTTTAACTGTTGATTCTAAACAAAGAAATCAGTTTCAAGAGATATCCCGCTAATGAACTCGGTTTTGAAGTGTTTTTCTAATTAGACTACTTGTAAAAGTTCTCCCTCATTTACCTCCGTAGAGTTAAAAAAGTCTAATACGCCAATTGTTTCGTTGTCGTTTAAAAAATATCTGTTAATTTATTAATCGGGCACTTTAATAGACAATCCGATACTTGCTTACAATTCCAAATCGATAACGGTCTATGCCAATTACCCCCATTTGTTTATGCTTTCTTTGTTATATATAATAAAAATATAATAAAGTTTTTCCAAATATAGATTATTTTATAATATTATCCTACTATATCTTTATATACTTCATCAGGAATAGGGAAACTATCTAAATCTTCCTTTTTAATTTTAGAAATCCAATTCCATTCATCCAAAGTATTTCTACTTTTCACACATTTTTTAAAATGATATTGACCTATTTTCCCACCTATAAGAATATTAAGAATCATTAGATTCTCAGGGAATGGCATGAGTTCTACATTCCATTTATTTTGTGGATCTTTTAAATATCTTTTAACTGCTCCTACAGTGTATATTAATCCATTATCTTTCAGATCCTTTAATGTTTTATTCTTATCAAGAATATCATCTGCGATATTTTCATTAAACTTTTTAATGTATTTCATAACCTATATATTAAAAAATAGTTGTATATTTGTATATTATAAATAATGAATTATGAAAAAAATACCATGGGATTGGATAGGGTTTATAATCATAGTGATTATACTTTGCACTCAATTAGTAATAGGTTAATAAGAAATTATGAAAAATCATTTAAGAAAAGAAGAGTATGGTAGAGGGATGGGTTATGACTTTATGCCCTATCCTGAGAATAGGGATAATAAGGATGTTCGTAATATAAGTTCGGGATCAAGTGGGTATAGAGGTAATACTATTCGATTCCCATCTATAAAAAGGAGTAAACGTGTGTGGAGAAAATTCTATGCATTATTTCCCTATATAAAAATCGATAAAAAACGAATATAAAGCAAACATGAGAAAATTATTTATTTACCTTTTAAGGAAGTATTCAAAAACAGAACAAGATAGACTTAAAATTCTATCTGAGTTAGATAATAGTATATACGAAGAATATCACGAACAAACAACATTTGGAAATGTGTATAATTTTTTCATAGAATTTGTTATGTCTAATGAGTTCATAAAAAAACGAGTATCAGAAAATGATACCACAAGTTTGGATATGACAAAACAAGGTATTATAGAAGCGTATGATGAAGCAATAGGTTATATTAAGAAAGAAGCATAATATGAACAATAAACTAATAGTATTAGACTTAGATGAGACATTATTCAATTGTGATGTACTCTCCTTTGATGGATCTGAATATAAATTCCGATTACGTAATAATAGCTCATATTACGCCATGAAACGTCCATATATGGATGATTTTATCAAATATATCAAAGAAAACTACGAATATGGTGTGTATACTGCAGCTAGTAAGGACTATGCTTTAAAACACTGTAAAGTGTTAAATTTAGACCCTAAATTCTTATTACACCAAGAGAATTGCTCATCTTACCAAGATCCTGTGAGTCGCAATCATCATTTATTAAAAGAATTATCTAAACTGAAAGAATATTCTTCTTTATCTAATATGATAGCAATTGATGATAGGTATGAAAGTTATGCTAACGATCGTGCTAATTTAATAAAGGTAGAGCCATTTTACCGCGATCTAAGAGATGATGTACTATTAAAGTTGGTAGATTACTTAGAAAAGATTAAAGATGTTAAGGATGTACGTGAAGTGGACAAAAGTGAGTGGTATTCAAATATTTAATAATAATATAAATATATTTATATTATAGTATCATGATCTTGTATGTTTTTTTGTGTATCTTTGTATTTATAAAACGAGAAATCACATTATGACAACCACTTATAAAACTGCTGACAACAAAATAATACAAAAACTAACTAATCATATTAGAACTAGTGGAGGTAATTTCAAAGGAGTTTGTGTTTCAGCTTGTTTAGGTTATTTTGGAATTCGACCTGAGCAATATAAATACACTTGGTCTAAGCGTAAAGGGAATAACCATCACGCAATCCTACGTAGATTTGATTGGTCTGTTCGTAGTAGAAAATCAAGTCTATTAAAGGGTACTAAAACGGTTGGGTCTGTTCGTAGAGCGATAGCATCATATACTGACTACACTGAGGACTGTATGTATTTACTCCATGTTATGGGTCATGTGCTATTACTTAACTCTAAAGGTGAAACAGTTGTAGATACTGCACCTAGAAAAGTTGATCGAAGAAAAGTGTACAATGTAGTTGCAATATTTAAAAATTAAATTAGATAGAACCAAATAAAAGTTGTACCTTTGTCTTATGATAAGCAAGAAACAATATTTAACTGCACTAAATGTAGTGAAAAAATATGAAGATCAACTACATAAAAAAAATTCCGTGAATAATGGAAATTATAAAGTAGTGATTATTGATGATACTTGGTATGGTGTTACAGTAGAAGATGAAGAAGTTGATGTATTACATTATCATGAGTTTAATGATGTGTTGGATATATTACTTACAGAAAAACAACATCTTGATTTTACATGTGATACAACATCAAGAGAATTTAAAGTAAGTGTAAAAAGAATAAATAAAATGTTTGAATATATAAAAAGTGATTCGAATAAGTGGCGAAATTAAATTTAAATAGTTTATCGTGAGTAGAGCATCAGAGTTAGTCGGAAAAACAATGGTACATAAAGACTTAGGTACAGTAAAAGTACTTGGAGCTGTTGATAATAGTAGAACCCAAGTAGAAATTGAAGTATTACAAAGAGCTAAGGGTTGGGATGAAGAGTCAGAAACATATAAAAGGGTTAAAAGTGTAAGAGGTAATACGAAACACAGTGGTAAAACTATCCAATGGAAAACTTATAATGATTCACATAGTCAATATGGTCATGAAGATGTTTGTCATATAAACGATTTAAAATAATTAAATTATGAGTGGAGTAAAAGACACAGTTAAAACATATTTTGGGGAATTTACAGATGAAGATATTAAATCTTTTCGAAAATTATATAAAGAAAGTGTAGAATTAAATGAGGATATATTTATCTTTAAAGAACAAGAGGTATATGTTCCTTTCGCGAAATATTTAATCGAATATATGAACAGTATAAATAAATAATCATGGATATAGAATTGATAGACAATATTAAATTAGTTGCCCTCTTCGTAGGATGGGAAGATGATGGTGAAAAGAACAGTTTAAATTACTATGGTGATGTTGATGTTTATTTAAAATCTACAGGACACTTCGCTGATATGGAGTTTACTTCATCATGGGATTGGATCATTCCTGTTTATTATAAACTATGTACATTAGCTTGGTATGAGGGTGCATCTGAAATGAATAATATTAAAGTATTTACTGATGAATTTCACACAAGAATAATGAGAGATGCGCCATCTGAGGCATTTGGTATTTTAGTTCAATTTTTAAATTGGTACATAGAAAAACAAGAAACCGCTAAAACCACAGAATCATGTTAACAGATAATATACAGCTTTTTATATTAATAATATTAACAGGTCTTAGTGTTATAATGATTATCGTTGGTAAATGGAGGAATGAGGATAATTTAAGGGATTGGGGTACAGTAATATTTTTTATTAATTTAATTATAGGGTGGGTTCTTATTGGCACACAAAATGTTATTAAAACGGAAGAATATAGTCTTAATAAATCGGAGATAAGTGTTACTAAAACTAATACCTCAGTTATAGTAGAAACACCTATTAATATGTTAATTTATAATAAGAAAATAAATTTTGATAATATAGATAATGATACAAAATTTATAGTAGAATTGGAATACAATATGTATAATTCTGCGATTCGTAAAAATGTTTATTATATTGATAAAACTACCTTACATAAGGAGTATCCTTATGAATCAGTAAAACAATAAAAGGCATTGCGTCAGTATATTTAAAATTTGGAATGAAAAAACCCACTCAATTTGAGTGGGTTTTTCTATTGTTATCCAATATTAACTTTTATTAAGCTAAGATATTATTAGTATCTACAACTCTTACAGTTAAATATTGTTTTTGTGGATACCATCCTAATTCAGCAATTGCATATCTTGAACGTAATAACATTCTTGGTGCGAATGTTGCCTCAGATAATAAACTGATAGACTGAGCCATTAAGTAAGGTACGAATACGATACCTGGTTGGTCAGGGTTGTTCTTACGTCCAACTAACATACGATTATCATTATATAACATATAAGGATCGATGTAGATTTGTACGTCTCCAATTGTTCCCATAGGATACAATTGTCCTGCTGCGTTTATTTTAGATTTTACTGGATTAATAGTATAACCTGTGATGTCAGCTAGAGCTGCACCTAAACGTCCGTTTGTTACAACGAATTGAGCTGGTCCAACACGACCTTCAGTTGCCAAGTAGTTAGAAGCATGTAATATCTTCGTTACTAATTTTCTCTGAACAGCGTGAGATGTTTCACCACCTGGACTTGCAGTTGCACCTAAATACGCATCAACGTTTAAATCAAATACAGTTGTAGCCGCAGTTGCCGTTGTGTATCCTGGAGCAGATACTCTGTTTAAATCACCCATTTCGAATAACTTCTCTACAATTTGCTTAGAAATTGTTTGAGATAATTCATTAACAAGAATTGATTCCATTTTTTGTACGATGTCAATACCTAAGTTAGCTTTGATATCTTCAATCTCAGTTCTTTTAAGAGCTGTTGAGATTTCGATAGTACCCGCTTGGATAGTTTTAGACTGTACTCTTGGAGCAATAATTCCTGGGTAGTTTTGTTCCTCTTGCTCTCTTGTTTGAGGGCTTTTATGAGATACAAAGTTAGCAGCAAATGCTGGTAAATGATCCTCTAAAGCAGACACTAATTCAAGTGTAACAGCTCCTGATACTGTACCTGAAGTTGTAGTTGCTGTATCAACAAATCCACCTTCGAATACTGTTGTTAAGATATCATTCGCTAAGAATGTATTTAATGCATCATCAAATCCCCATGCCGCACCACTTGTAGATGTTGCTACGTTAGCTTGTCTGAAAATTCTAAACATTGGTTTTAAATCAATACGAGAGTATCCTAAAAATTCAACCCAAGATTGTTTTGATCCCGCTGGTGCTACTGCTGGGTCATACCCTGATGCTGTTGCTCCTGCTTGGTCAGCTAATGAAAGATATACTCTTTCTGTTAACCCACCTACTTTTCTTGTCGCTCCTGCTTCAACTATAACAGCATCTAAGAATGTCTTTACAACTGCACTTGATGCAACGAAATCTAATGCGAAAACTTGTGGTCTTTCATTACTTTCGTTTGTGTTATCATCGTATGCAAAATCGATGTACATTAGGTCAATTTTCGGCCCTGGTGTTGGTTTTACACTAACAAGGTCTAAACCTATAGTTTGTGCTGCAATTTTCATTGCCACAGGTAATAATTGTTGACCGTAATCTCCTGATCCTGCTCCTGCTCCAAAGTTTGGAGTTCCAAGTGCATTACCTGGAATTGCAGAAACAACTGGATTTGCTACTGCACCCATACCATTAAAGTTACCTAAATTAGCATATGCATTTTCATTTATTGAATGGTACTCAGCGTACTCAGACATCCAATCAATTCGCTCACCATCAGTTACTCCCATGTTCTCGAACAATGGAGTCCACTTTTGTTTTGCTTTTTCTAAATTAATATTTTGTATCATTTTAAATTCATTTTATTTTGTACAGTATATATTTGTAAAAAAATCCCCTTTTTTTCCAAATTCAATATACTATATGGTTTTTATTTGGTTAAATTCTATTGAATTTTTCCATAATTCCATTAAAAGCATCATTAGTTAATTTATCCTCTTGGATTAATTTATCTTCTTTTGCAATTAATTCGCGGTTTTCGTTAACTATTGGGAATTTACGAGTTAACCAAAAATGCTCGATTGTATCCTCATTCCAATTCGCTGATGGATGTAATTTCGATTGACTAAGAATTGAATTCTTAGCAGCCTCAGAAATATTCTCCCAACGTTCGTTAAGGGTATCAGGCATTAGTCGAAGCAAACGAGCCTCTAGTGATTCTTCTCTACTTTTCAACGCTTCGTTGACAAGTTTCAATACATCATTAGTTGAATAATATTTACCCTTTTCGTTTATATGGGCAACTACTACCTCTTGATCATCTTGTTCCAAACCATAGAACGCATCTATCTGTTTTTTGTTCAAGAATTTTAAGAAATGGTGTTCGTTTGTTTCAGAAGCTTTTCGTTTTTTAGCTTCTTCTATTAATTTATCAATTGACATTGATAAGTCAGTTTCTTTATTTTTATTACAGTCACAATCCTCATCATCTTCATTACAGTCACAATCCTCTTTTGATTCAACTGATTCTTCTAAAAACTTTTCTTCAAGTTCTTCATCATCTGTAATTAATTCAGTGTCCTCTAATCCTGGTGTTTCTTCGATGCTTTCCTCATCATCGATTAATTCATCACCTGGTTCTAAGATATCATCTTCTGTTGGTTCTCCGCCTTCTTCATCACCATCACATACTACATGACAGTTAGCATCTTCTTCACCTTCAAGTCCATCAGTTAATTCATGATCTACCTGATCAATCAATTCACCATTGTCGTCAAATTGTGGTACTTCTTCTTCTTCTTCTTCAACTTCTTCAATCCCTGCTGCATTTGGCATTGGGAATTGGAAATCATCTTCCCCAACCATGAAACCTTCGTTCACTTTTGTTTCGTTTAATTTTTCTGCAATCATTTTTGAATAACCAATAGATTTATCAACTTGCTCAGCGATATAATCCGTGTAAGCTATACCATCATCAAGATGTTCAGCTATGTACTCAGAGTATGCGATATTAGTATCAACATTTTCTGCGATGTACTCAGTGTATTCAATAGATTTATTAAGATTCTCTGATAAATAATCAGTAAATCCAATAGATTTATCTAAATTTTCAGCGATATATTCAGAGTAGTCGATAGATCTATCAACGTTCTCAGCAATATATTCACCATATTGAATTGATTTATCAACGTTCTCAGCTAAATATTCAGAATATTCAATATTCTTATCAACGTTCTCAGCTAAATATTCAGAATATTCAATATTTTTTTCTAAATTCTCAGCTAAATAATCATTATGTTTGATTAATTTTTCTGTTGTTTTACCCAACTTAGCGTTAGATTTTTTTAATGCTTTGTTTTCTACAACTACATGTTGTAAACTTTCAGCTAAGTAATTTAAATATTCAGTAATTTTACTGAAATCATTTTGGCTATTTTCATAGAAAGATAATAACTCTTCCATTTTCTTAGGCTCTAAATTACCTTTCTTCATTGCTTCGTTCACTTTTCTCTTAGTGGAAGCAATCTGCTCAACTAAATGCTCTGAGTATTCAGATAATTGTTGCTTTGTTATTAGATCGTCTTTATTCATTTCAAATAATTCGTTTATTTTTGACTCATCTCCGATTTCATAAATTCGAAAATTAGTATCAGGTGAATAACCCATTGATTCATTAATTGATTCCATACGAGCAGATGCAAATCCTGGATCTGCAACAATGTCATATGTGAATAATTTTTTTAATGACACTTCACCATTCGCTTCGGTAACTCCCGCCGCTCTTGATGAAACAAATAATGGACACTCATCATCTACTAAGGATCTTGCTTCCTTGCCCCAAGATGTAGTTAATAATTGTATCTTCCCTTGTATGCTGTTAGAACTCTCATCATAGAAAGCCTCTTTTACCATATGGGAAGCACTTTTTAAAGATGTATCAAAGGTATCAGGGTGATCAAATTCACCAAAAACACCAATTTGAGTAATCCTTTCGTTAAGTTCAGTTAACGCAGGTTTAAATTTATTCCAAGTATAAACTCTATCATTACGATTTTTTACATCGAATTCTGTGAACTTACCACCAAGAAGATACTTACCACCATTTGCTTTCACACTTACATTCTCATTAAGATATTCTAATGAATTTGGATTGTGTTCAACAATTAATACGTTTTTGCTCATAATTTTAGTATAATTTTTATATGGTATATATTTCAATAAAAATCCGATTTTTTTCCATATTTGAATAAACATGGATATATTTATAAATTAGTTAGATTAAAATTCAAAATCTCCATCATCTCCACCACCTGAATCTCCACCACCTGAATCTCCACCACCTGAATCTCCACTAAAATCATCTCCACCACCGAAATCATCATCACCACCGAAATCATCATCACCACCGAAGTCGCCACCACCACCGAAGTCGCCACCACCACCGAAGTCGCCACCACCACCGAAGTCGCCACCACCACCGAAGTCGCCACCACCTTCTCCACCTGTGGAGTTTAATGGTTTTTTAGCCCAATAGGATGCGTTCTTTTGTTTCTGTTCTTCTGTTAATTTTAAAATTTCATCCACTAAGAATTCAGGATGTAAATAAGGTTTATCATTTATTTCAATAGCATTAGATAAGTTAGTTACTATATCTGCTCTTTTATTTAAATTAGTGAGTTTTTTCCACTCTTCGAATAAATCATTACTATTAAATTCAATACTAATTGCATTTATAAATTTATGATCATCTCTATATTCAGGAAATTCCATTAATAGTTGAAGTTTCATGGGCTTGATCATAATTTCTTTAAAAGTAGTTCTCAATCTTTGTATGAAATTTCCGAATTTAATTTCATCTCTTGTCATTTCCGATGCATCACTATATAAGTTACCACCACCGTTATCTTTATCAAAACGACCAAAAGGTATCTTAGAAGATCTTTTAAGTGCATTAAAAAACCAAGTCAACATATCATTTTCATTTAAGTTATGACCCTCAGGTGATACCAATTCAAAAGCGGGTGTTCCACTCTCGCCCTCAGGAAACCACAATTGCTTATTATAAGGTAAATGTTTAGATCCATTGATCTCAATTGTACCCATTGTATCATCCCATTCAACTTCTTCTGAATAGTTAGCAATCATTTTCCCAACAGACTCTTCCGCTCTTTGGCGAGATAGATCCGCAATTGGGATAGTATATTTTTGATATACAGTAGCATTCACAATATTGAACATTATCTTCGTTTGTTCAATAATTTTTAATTGATTATATGGTCTAATTAAACCCTCAACATATGATGTTTCTGAATATTCATTTTGTGTTTTGTAACTAATATAGATTATCTGTGCATCTAATATAACTCTTCTTAATGTTGGGTTCTCAGGAAATTGAATCCATATATGAGTACCCGTTTCAGGTTCATAACCTGGTATAACAGTTGATGGGTCGATTTGTTCAAACCCTTTAATGTTTTGTCCTTTATCATCTCTCACTATCTCAAAAGCGATAAACCCATCTACAAGAAATCTTCTGAATATATCCCAAGCTCTATTTCCATTACCAAAATTAAACCCATCATAAACTTCTTCAAATATTTCATAATATCTATCTTTTACTTCTTGTGGGTATTCCTCATCAAGTTTCCTTGGTTGGCAGAATTTATCATCATCATCATAAACTATTGTTTCATCTGCTATTGTCGTTACGAAATCTCTAACCTCATCCTTAATAGAATATTCCCTTAATATTCTAACCTTATCTGCATAAGCTTTATCAAGATATGCGATAGATTTTTGTGATAAAATAGATGATATGGCTCTTTGTGAAAAGAAATCATACATACCCTCAGCACCACCCGCAAGTTGAGTAGGATCTTCATTTATACCAATAGTAACTTTGTTCTTTGTTACCATATCGTCGTAATTCATCCCCCAATTTGATAAATCCCTAAGAGCTTTAGAGAAAAACCCTTTATTTTGCCCACCTTGTTCCCCCCAAGAGGAATTGTTGCTTGGATTATAACTAGCCATATATTTGCATTCTTAATATTTTCTTATATATAAATAAAAATATTTGCTCTCATTTGGGTATTTTTCACTATATTTGTTAGAAATAGTAAAATGAAAAAATACCCATCCATACCATATTGGGATAAAGGAATCTTCGGGAATTATTGCTACTGCTTTGATAAGCTAGATGGTTCGAATATTCGCGTAGAGTGGGATAATAAATTAAGTAAGAAATCTACGTCTACATATGGATTTAAAAAATTCGGTACGAAAAATTCTATGATCGGGAATGTTAATCACTCATTTGGTGAAGCAACTGAGATCTTCATGAATAAGTATTCTACACATTTAGATGAAATTTTCAGAACCGATAAACTATATAGACATAGTAAAATAATCACAGTGTATTTAGAATACTTCGGAATTAATAGCTTCGCAGGACTCCATGAAAAAACAGATGAAAAAGATTTAATTCTTTTCGATGTTCAACGATTTCAAAAGGGATTCGTATCACCATCGAAATTTATAAATGATTTTGGTGTATTAGGTATCCCAAGTATTGTATATGAGGGAGAATATAACGAAGATCTTATCGAAAAAGTTAGGAACAACAATTTAGGTAAGAAATTAATTGAGGGTGTTGTTGCTAAAGGAAGTGAAGATCAAGAAGTTTGGATGGCAAAAATAAAAACAAATGAGTGGTTACAGAATATAAAAGATAAACTTGGACACCACGCATTATTGAAAGAATTAAATGGTGATGTTAAATTATTATAAATTAAAATTATTGATATGAGTTACGAAATGAAATTAGTAGATAAAGAAACAGTGGAGTTAAATGATTTTATGAAAAGCTTTATTGATGGTAGAGAGTATCAAGTAGTTGATGTTTTTTTAGATTTCTTTGAAGGTGGTAAATTCTTTAGATTCTACCCAACTGCTTTTTTTGATGAAAAAAGAGGAACGCTTATGTTAGATGAAATTACATATGATGTAAATGGGTTGAATCAAGAATATAATGAACAAATCGATTATGAATCAAGGGAAGAAATGACTGTAGATTTCGCTGGAATAACAGGATGGAAAGATGGTCTATTGGAAGAATTCAATACATAATACACTATGGAGTTGGAAAATATGTGGCATATATCATTTGTAAATACAGAA